CTCACCTCCCGATACTGCCATAGCCTCAAGCGCCGCCACTCTTGCTTCAAGGCTTGCGATACGCTCCGTATCCTCTTCGACCGCAGGCGACCAGTCTGTAGCCTTAGTGCCTTTTTCGAGCTTGATGTTGCACGCCTCGATCATACCGTTTTTATCAAGTGCAAGCGCCACGCATTCGAGCTTCGCTATGTCGCTGTCGTCTATCGTCCAAGTCTTTTCGCAGTAGAGCCACTCGTCCTTTTTGGTTTTGCTGTTGACGGTAAGCGGTAAAATATGCAGCTTCGTATTATCAGCGGAACGGAATCTTGCCATTACATAGCCGCTTGCGTCAAGCTCGACATCGCTTCTGACCTTTATCCACGCCGAAAGCGTGTAGCTTGTGCCGACCCTGAAATCCGTCAGAAAGTGCCTCTTGCTCGTGCCAAAATATCGTGCATTGCCGGAATAGCCGGTTCTGGATATTGCAAGGCTATTTCCTGATATTCCGCCATCAACCGTTATTATAGTGTTACCGCTCCAGCCGTTTTTGATGTTCCCCGTGCTGTCATACAGCAGATTTCTTCCGCCGATCTCGACAGCATTCACCGCCGCAGTAATATCTGCCGCTGTCGCCGCTCCAACCTCGCTTGCCGTATACGCAGGCTTATTCTCGGTTTTCGTCCATTCGGGCATATCCGTAATATCCGACATATTATGTGTATGATTTTTCTCTGCCGCTCCGACTTCTTCCGCTGTATACACAGGCTTGCTTTCAGCTTTTGCCCAGTCCGCTATATCCGTGTTTTTCAGATATGCCGACAGATTCACCGAGATAACCCCGTCAGCCGTTACCGATATGTTATCGCCTATCATCACTCCGCCGAGCGTGTCGGCTGTCGCAGGCGACAAGGTATAACCTCCGCTGTCACCGCCGCACTTTATACTGCCTGCCACCCACAGATTCCCGCCATCGTCAAGCACCAGTGCATCGCTTTCGTAACTTCCTCCCGGCGAGCCGTTTCCGACAACCAAAAGTGCGTCTTTGGTCTTGTTGCTGATGCCGAAAGCCGCACCGCCTCGATAATTGGATACCGCATGCTCGCCGTGAGCGAAGGATGCTTCCGCTTTCGCTTCGCTGTTTATTCCTCCTGCGTGGCTGTAAAAACCGCTTGCTACGGCATTATACCCTTCTGCGTGGCTGTATCCGCCGCTTGCAGTAGCATTGTATCCTTCCGCATGGCTGCAATAACCGCTTGCTGTGGTGTTGTTTCCTTCTGCGTGCGAACTCTCCCCTGAAGCAGTTGTTTCTCTCCCTTCAGCGTGTGCGTATGAGTTGCTTGCTGTGGTGCCGTTCCCTTCTGCGTGCGCACCGGGTGCCGTTGCCTTCGTGCCGCTTCCTTCGGCGTGAGCGTAAAGCGAGCTTGCGATATTATTTTCATAGTCGTTGAATATCTCACAGTTTTTGCCCGTAGCGGTGAGTTGTCCCACTTCGCCTGCAATCGTACTGTAAATAAGCTGTTTTTCCTCTTTGCCGTCAGACTTCTGTGCAATATTCTCATCAATGCCGTTAAAACAGAATTTTATCCTTTCGGTAAGTAGCGACAGATAATCCTCTACCGCATTTATCCGCCCTTTGTCCTCCGCAGATTTATCGGGAGCAAAGCTTATATTCAGATTATCCACTTATCTCACTTCCCTTTTCACTGTCAAGATATATGCCGTACAGCGTCGCATAAGCGTCACCGCTTACTTCGCCGCATATCTTTATTTTTATCTTTCTGCATCTGAGCGGTATTACAGGAGCGACAGCTATTTCTTCGCCATTCCCCTTTTCACTGCAAAGCTCATATACCTTCCTCCATTCTCCGCCGTCAGTGCTTATATATGCCGACAGCTCAAGCGTTTCGTTGTCCTGCTTTTTGTGATACAGCGACATTCTCAGCTTTTTATATATTCTGAATATACTTCCCCTGCCAAGCTCGCCGCTGACCGCAGAGAATTCGCTCCTGTCACTGTCCGTATAACCGCTGTCGTTTCCGACAAGCGTTACAAGCCTCATCTTTTTATTGCTGTCACGGGTAACGGCATACAGCCTGCCGTTTATCTCGTGCGCCGAGATTACATCCGCAAGCCGCCTTGTGTACCACGCCGAGTAGCGCTTGTCATAATAATACACCGTTTTGTCAGCCGCACACATAACAACATATCTTCCGTTTGCCGTCATCACCGCCATATCGGTAATATCATCACCCAGCTTTGCGTCGATCCTCACCGATGCAGAGCCGTTAAAGCTGAATATCCCCTCAGGTGCCTTATAATAAAGCAGTCCGTCCGATATGCACAGCGAGCCGTCACTGCCCTTCTGAACACCTCTCAGCTTTACGGTGCTTAGCGTAAAGTTTGACGCTCTTGTGCCGTAGACAATATGAACGACATTTTCTTTAAAGAACAGTACGCCTCCCCCGTACACGCAAACTCCGGTGAAATCCCCGTCAGAGCCTACCGTTGCCGCCCATGCGTCAGTTGAGATGCCGTCATAGCTTCCCCACTCCGTAGCACTTCCGAGCTTTGAACAGTATATTTCACGATTTGCCGACGAACACCCCCACAGCCTGTTGTTATGCTCTGTTATAAAATCCATCTTCGGTATCGGACAGCTTAAGACCGCATTCTTTATATTAGGCACCATGAATTTGTCCATCTTCCGCTTTTCCGTATAAAAATAGTAGGTATCGCTGTATGCACTCGTGTCGAAGTTAATCGACACACACCCGTCCATACTGTAGCTTTCCTTTCCCACCGAGCTTATCACTACAGACAGGTACTGTTTCTTTCCGCCGTATTCATAATCTATCCTGACCATATCGCCAACGCTGTAGCTTGACAGCGCTACGCTTTCCTCAGGCACATCAAGATACAACAGCTTATATATAGAAACCGTAGGCCGTGTCTGGTTCTGGTTATATTCGAACAGCGTGCCTGAAAGCGAGGGCTTCGCCGTATACTGCACGCTTGCAGGCGTGTCTGCGGTATTTACAAGCACCTCGTCCGGCATTATCAGTATGTATGCTCCCAGTGACACAAGCTGTTTTTCCCCTGCGCTGAGATTTACCGCCGTTTTCACTCCCGAAATATATATACCGTCCGCCTTTGTGTATACTATCTCTCCGTTTTTTATGGTATACCCCGTTATACCGTCAGCCAATGCCTTGTACGAAAACGGCTTTACCGTTTTAAGCGCAGGAAAAGCGGTAAAATCCATACCGTACAGCTCCTGCCAGTATCCAAGCGGCGTACCGTTCGAGCGATCGATACCGCCGAACTTTACAGCACTTTCCGTACCACCCGTTATTTCTCTTACCGCCAAGTTCTTCCTCCTATCCCGTGATTTCGGTTCTCACGCACGAAATATGCCTGCTGTTCCAGAAACGGCAGCAGCTTTCATACAGAGCGTCAAACAGAGCGTTGTCATTTGCGTATCTCTCATACTCCGCATGGTAAAAATCTATAAGCGAGCAAAGATAAAGAACGTATATCTCATCGTGCGGAGCCTTTATGAAAAGCTCCGTTGTACCGTCGCTCATGATCTTTTCCGTATCGGTAAACCCAATTCCCTCATGCTCGTGCGTAACATACAGATCCTCATATATTCTGCTTTCAAGCTCATAAAGCCACTTTCTCTTGTCCTCTGCGGCAATCTCGTTCGGTCGCAGTGCGTCAACCGTTTCAATGACTTCCTTTACCGTCATCACTTGCCCTCCTGCACTATCAGCGACTGCTTCCAGCCTTCATCACGGTAGTATTCCGCTCTCTTTCTCTGAAGCTCAGCTCTGTCCAGTTCCTTTTTTATGAACAACGGCACCATCACCGTTTCACCTCTGCGTATAAGATAATTGTTGCAGTTCACCGATACAAACACATCCGAGTTGTACTTGTCGTTGTCCTTGAACAGCCTTACCGCCACAAGCTCAGTTAAATTTTCTTTCATATATTTCTCCTTTGCAATATTATTCCCCTTACCCTCCCGCACTGCCGTTGCTGTCACCATACCCTGCAGTGACCCTGTGCCGCTTATTCCGATTGTCCTTTACCGGCTTTAATTTGCGCTCGTCTTTTCCGAATAAACAGGAGAACAGCTCTCTATTCTCACCATATACTCGTCCGTAAGTATCTCGGCTGTGCGTACCGCCTTCCAGCCCACGCTCGCTCTCTGGTTCAGAGGATCGTCGCCGTAGCCGAGCTGCTTTACTATGTGCTGAAGACCGCCGCCGGCAACGTCCGTCACCGCATAGGCGTGCGCTCCTATAACCAGAGTAGAGAACACCGCAAGCGCCTTATTTTCGTAATATGTCGAGGCTGTGACCTGTCCGCCCGCCGAAACGCTTGCC